AATATAATGTATTTTATTCTTTCTATCCCTGCCAAGAAAACTTGCTCTCTCTCTTCCCTGTAAATAACTCAATGCAGAATAATCAATACCCAAAAAAATCAAGTGATCGGCACTGCTTAAATTAACTCCTTCTCTACAACTCTTGACCTGACCAATAAAAACAGAATCGCTTACAGCATTAAATATATCTGGATCATCTGTTGCTCTATGTCCAAACATATCTCGGAGCATTTTACCTTCAGCGATAAAACAATATAAAATTGCAATCCTTCCAGTAAAATTATCTCTAATATATTCAGCTTTACTTTTATCAAATATTATCGCTCCATGGTTTTCTGTTATCACATGACCATTATAAATCTGCCTTAATTTGCTCATTACTTTTGCACCAGTATCTGCAACAACTGATCTTCCTCCAGGGCTTCCAATAACACCATCTTTGATTATTCTCAACGCCAATCTGTATGTTCTCTTGGACATCTTCACCATATGAACTTCCTCCTCAATCTCCTGAGTGAAGCCAGCCTCCTTCTGAGTCATTCTTACTGTAAAAGGTTTTATATCCTCTAAAATTTTTGTCTGCTTTGCATCTGAATAATCTTTGATAACAATACCTGTTCCTACTCTCTTTTCTTTTATCTCTACATAGTCACTAGCCCATCTATAAAAGTTCTGATAATGACTCCATAAAAAAGGTGTCAAAGACCATTGATGATATAACTGACTAAAACTTTCAGGACTTGGTGTACCACTCATCAAGATAATACTGTTATATCTGATATTTAAAATATTTTGATACCTCTGAGATGGTTTTGGAAATGCACCAACACTATGGGCTTCATCTACAATAATCATATTCCAACTTGTACCCTTAAAGTTTTTTAACTGCTCAAAGTTAGTCGTGGATACTACCCTGTCAAGATTCATTTTATTAACATCACTTTCAATACTTGGTATTGCTTTTTTCTTGGTAATTATCAAGACTTTTTCCAGTGCCATATTCTTTACAACAGACAGTGCCACCATTGTTTTGCCTGTTCTACATTCGCCACTTAAATATCCACATTTATTTATCTGACATAACCTGGTTAGCTTGCGACTTGCCTGAATTTGATAATCTCTTAATTTAACCATTGACCATACTAGATTTAGCGTTATCTTACCCTATAGTCATACATAAACAACCCTACATATGGAAAGTGATCAAATTTTAAAGACCATAAATATTCAGCTTTCGCAAGGTCAGATAAAATGGCTTGATGATAATAAAGGTTCTGAATCAAGATCCTGTCTTATAAGACTAATCGTAAACGAAAAAATGGATCAGGCTGCATAAAAATGGATACAAAAGAAGAATTATTACGCTTGCCCTCAAGCTGGCGTTATGTTGCAGTCAATGGCAACAAACAGCCTTATCAAAAAGATTGGCAAAAGAATCCCCTTAAAAGATCAGAAATATTAAAAGAACTTATATCAAAAAAAGCAAAAGCTGTTGGTGTTCTCGCAGGTGAGTTGTCAGGTGGCCTTTTATTTGTAGATCATGATGGTGAATCTGCCTCAAACATTCTTCTCGAATGGGGTCTATCAATATCAACACTACCTCTTACATGGACAGTCACTTCTGGTAGGGTCGGGCGGTTTCAATTTATATATCAAGTGCCAGAAGAACTTTGGTCAAAGATAAAAACTAAAAAATTTAGGACAGGTGTAAAAGATGAGGAGGGTTCTGTAGAACAACTTGAACTTAGATGGAATGGTTGCCAATCTGTTGTAGCAGGTGAACATCCCAAAACTTCTGGTTACAAATGGGTTAAAGATAGATCACCTGATGACATACCAATAGCAGAAGCACCAGCAATATTATTAGAACGCATGATGGAAACTGAGGTAAAACAACCAGAGGTTTTTAATTCAGATTATGATAGATGTCTTTCTCTACTCCAATCAATAAATCCATCACGTTTAGATGATTACGATACATGGGTTCAAATTGGTATGAGCCTACACAGTGTCGGAGATGATCGCCTTTTAACAGAATGGGATGCCATTTCAGCAAAAGCATCAAACTATAAATCTGGTGAATGTTTTAAAAAATGGCAATCGTTTGGTAAAAGGTCAGGAGTTTCATTAGGTACTCTCGTTAAGTATGCACAGGAAGATGGTTGGACTCCTCCACCAAAACAAATTAACCCCTCCATACATTACAAGTCAGAAGATACAACAAAAGTTATACCAAAAAAATTAGAACCCATAAATGCACAGGAACTTATACATCTGCTGCGTAATATGCCAAATAAAATAAGATATAACACTTTTACTCATAACATAGAGCAGAATGAAAAGCCTTTAAAAAATACTGAACTGTTTTACCTTTCTCTTTCAGAGCAAAATTATAAATGCTCAAAAGAGATGGCTATAGATTGCCTACTAAAAGTTTCCCATGAAAATGAATTTGATCCTGTTCGTGATTATCTTGAAGTCGTAGAAAAAACTGTAGAACCTGCTTACATAGACAGACTTGCAACAACATATCTGCGACCTTCAGATGCTCAATACCAAGAACCGACAATTTATGACCATATGATGAAAGCCACTTTAATCGGTGCAGTGAGAAGGATATTTGAACCAGGGGCTAAACATGACACAGCTACTGTGCTTATGGGTCATCAGGGTTGTGGTAAATCTACATTCTGGAAAATATTAGGTGGTGCTTTTTTCTCAGATTCTCTCGGTGATCTTTCCAATAAAGATGATATACTTTGCCTTCACAGGAGTTGGCTTTGCGAATGGTCCGAGATAGATCAAATCACCTCCAAAAAACACGCAGGTACAGTTAAGTCTTTCTTATCAAGAGCTACAGATCATATGCGTGTTCCATACGGCAGATCGGTAGAAGAGTTCCCTAGAAAATGTATTATCGTTGGTTCTACCAATAAAGATAATTTTTTATTAGATGACACAGGTAATAGAAGGTTTCATGTAATCCCTGTTGAATCAACTGCCTCCAATATGATTAATACAAATGGGCTTGAAATGGAGAGAGACTCAATCTGGAGTTCTGCAATCAAATCATATAGAAATAAAGAACCGCATTATCTTACACATACACAGGAAAACTTAATAGCTTTAGAAAATCTTGCCTATCTTGTCGAATCGCCATGGACACATCCCATACACTCATGGCTTACAGATCCTTCAAACTATGCAAAAACCATAACCTGTGAACTTTTATTAACTGAAGCTGTAGAGAAATCTACCGATAAACAAACAAAATCAGATGTGATGACTGTCTCATCTATTCTTAAATCCCTTGGGTATGAAAAAAAACGAAAAAGGGTAGATGGTCAGCTTAAATGGACTTGGATTAAATCTGTACCTACCTCGTCTGAAAGGTAGGAACACTGAAACCCCCTACCAGCACCTATATTGTTCTATCCTGTACCTATGTACCTACCTATTATATTATTATTATTATTATTATTATATATATAGGGAATAGGGTAAATATAGGAACAGGTAACTTTTTACTCTTAGTCGGCACAGGTTGGAACGTAGGAACACTATTTAATCTCAAATGAGTCTAGAATGATACAAGTATTCATATTTTCTTATTTGCGTGTAACATCTTAGTAATGGCTAAAAAAGGTACAAAACTAGAAACACTTATCAGATCACGAGAACTTGGTGAGATTATTGCCAAAGGTGGTCGTAGGTCTGATTGCGTTAGATATGCTTTGAAAAAATGGGGGGTTAGTGCTACAACCGCAGACAAGTATTTAGAAATTGCTAGAGCCGAAATGAAAGCTGACTGGGATATGGAAAGACCTCAAATGGTTGCAAATCTTTTATCGCAAGCTGCAACCTTACAAATGGAAGCAAGAGAAAAAGGGCATTTACATATTGCTCTCGGTGCAATCAATACAGCAGCTAGACTCGCACAGATTATTTCGTGAGCATTTTAGATACAGTAAAACCTGGAAAAGTTTTATATCAAGCTGGTGCATATAATCTTCCTACTGCACAACAAGCTATAGATAGGATTTATGAGGATCTACTTCCTCATCAAGAAAAATTTTGCAATGATATGCAACATCGCAAACTCGCATTGGTCTGTGGTTTTGGCGCTGGTAAGACAGTTGGATTAGTTGCAAAGGCAACAATAATCGCAGCGATGAATATTGGTAATGTTTCTGCACTTTTTGAGCCAACTCATGCCATGTTGATTGACATACTTGTGCGAACTTGTAATGAACTGTTTGACCAGTGGCAGATACCTTTTTCTTATAGAGCATCTCCTTTGCCTTCATTTACTTTGGAGTTTGAAGAAGGCACTCATACGATTTTGCTTAGAACTATGCTTACTTATCAACGCTTGCGAGGCCAGAATCTGTGTGCAGTGGGATTTGATGAGGCAGATACTATCCCAAAACGAGATGCGGAGAGTGCAATGAACATGGCACTTGCAAGACTTAGATCAGGTAATGTTCAACAGTTTTATGCAACAACAACTCCAGAAGGTCATGGCTGGGCATTTGAAACATTTAAAAAAGATCCGAAACCTGATACTAACTTGATACAAGCAAGAACCGAGGACAATAAATATCTGCCTGAAGGATTTATCGAATCATTAAAGGCTAATTATCCAGATCAATTAATAAAAGCGTATCTTAACGGAGAATTTGTAAACCTCACTATGTCTGCTGTATATGATCGCTTCGACAGAAATATTCATGTGTGCAATCAACTGCCAAGTTATAACAACGAAATCTTGCGTGTAGGTTTGGATTTCAACATTCAAAATACTAACTGTGTCATAGGGGTGCGTGATGGCAATAAGTTAGTCATAATAGATGAAATCACTAAAATGCACGATACTGATGCAATGGCACAAGAGCTATTGAGAAGGTATCCAAATCAAAAGATTTTAGTTTACCCAGACGCTTCAGGAGGTAATCGTTCTACAAATGCTTCAGCAACCGATATATCCATTCTCGAATCTTACGGCTTTACCAATATGTCGCCAAGATCGAACCCCCCAATCAAAGATAGAGTCTCGGCTGTTAATGCTCTTCTCAAGAACGGCAAAGGGGAAGTCCGTTTGGCGATTAGCCCCTGTTGCAG